TCCGGACGTACCCGCCGACCTCAGGCGTTGCGGTGGTGGCGGCGGACTCCGCGGCCCGGGCCGCGTCGATGACGGCGGTCGCGGCGGCCTGCTCCAGCCACCGGCCGGCCACCTCGAGCGCCAGCTGCGCCGCGGCCTCTCGGTTGCGCTCTAGGTCGGCCTCCAGCTGCTCGTCGCGCTCCCGGTTGAGCGACTCCCACAGGACGTCGGACATCCAGTCGCCCCGCTCGAGCTCGTCCGCACCCGTCGAGGCGCTGACCGCGGTGTTGAACGCCTGGCCGGCGCGCGGGACCGCGAGGGACAGCAGGGTGTCGACCGGGCGGCCGTCGCCGGCGACTCCTGCGAACGCCGACGGCACGACGAGCCCCGGTGCCGGATCCGGCGCGACGGCGAGCTCAGCGAGCACCGCCGCGATATAGGCGTCGGCGTCGCGCGCCGCCGCGGTCTGGGCCGCGGTGACCAGCAGGACGAGTTGAGCGCCGATCCCGTCCTCGTCGTACTGCTCGGCCCAGCGCGCGGCCGGGTCCATGCGTCGCCAGGTGCGGCGTACGGCGGCGAGGAGCAGCGCGAGGAGCCGCTGCTGGCGCCGGTAGTAGTCAGCCGACGAGCGTGGGGTCATCGAGGAACTGCCGGCTGAGACGCTCGATCGGGTCGTTCTCCTCGGCGAGCCGCCGACGACGGGTGGCCTCGAACTCCTTGACGGCCTTGTCGACGATCTCCGGCTCCCAGCCGAGGACCTCGCGGGCACAGGCGGCGACGCCGAGACCCGAGGCCGTGAGCTTCGTGAACTGGTCGACCAGCTGCGACTCGATGCGGGTCTCCGGGTCCACCCAGCGGGGCTGGACGCGGGTCCGGGTCGACGGGGACTCGATCGCGAGGATCCACTGTCCGAGCCGGCGCCACGATTGGTTGAGGCTGCCGTACTCCCCCATCCGGCGAACGCGCCGCACCATGGGTGCCTCGTCGGTCTTCAGCAGCTCGGCCGACATGTGGGACTTCAGGTCGAGCGAGAAGTACGTCGACGCGAGTGCGGTCTTGGCCCGGACCTTCGCCGAAGCGTGCTCAGCCCAGGTCACGAACGACGCGAGGCCGGCCGGCTCGAGCTGCCCGAACTTCGCGTCCTTGTTGGTGCTGGACCAGAAGTGGTCGGCGCGCGGCTTGAAGCCAATCATCGGCTTGCCGTCCGGCCCGAGGAGCGGCTTGGTCGGGTCCCTTGGATCGCGCGGGACATCGAGCCCCGTGGCGTACCGGATCGGAACGGCCCCGAAGTGGCCGGCGAACACCAGGAGGCCCTCGACCAGGTCGACGACGTCGACGAGGGAAGCGATGGGCTCGATCTCCGACACCGGGTCCTTCAGCAGTCGCGAGCGCGGAGCCAGCTCGACTACGGGCACACCGTCCAGGCTGGTCGGGCGCGGCTCGCCGCGGACCTTCCAGCGCGACGTCTCGCCAGATCCCTCGGGGTCGGCAATCTCGGTGTCGCTCTCGAAGACGTCGTAGTCGACGCCGCGGAGACGGAGGAGCCCGAGGCGCTCGTCGGTCCACTCGTCCTTCCAGATCTTCAGGTAGCCCAGCACGTTGTAGGGCGCTGACTGGGAGCGGATCACGGCGGCCTGGGTCATCGACTCGATGCCGACAACGGCGCGGTGGCCGTCGACCTCTCGGGCGGCGGACGCGAACGCCCGGGACCCGATGAGAGCTTCGCGGTGGCCTTCGTGGTGCATGACGTCGAGGTCGTTGGCCTCCCACGCCTCTTCGAGCTTCTTCGCGGCCTCCTTGTCATCGGGCGCGGTGAGCCCGCCGATCGTGAGTCGCTCGGTGAGCGCGTCGACCACGATCCCGGCCGTGCCCGACTTCGGCACGTCGAGCATGGAGTGGAGGCTGCCAGTGAGCACGCTGTCGACGATCCGGCCGTCGGCCGACGCGACGACGAGGCCCGGGTAGACCTCGGCGTACTCCTTCGCGAGGAACGGCAAGATGTGCTCGTTGGCGTAGCGACGCTCGTAGGGCTCGGCGTACTTCACCTGCTCATCGATCTTGGCCAGGAGACGCTTGGTCCACTGCATGACGGTCGGCACGGCGCCTCCTTCCTGAGGTCGGGTCGGCGGGTCACATCCCGAAGACGAGCGGCGGGAGCTCGGCCTCTGGCCAGCCGGCGGCGCGCATGTCGGCCGCGGCCTCGTGGCAGATCACTGCTGTCACGCCAGCGTCGATCTTCTGGTCCTGCGACGGCTTGCCGATGGTGTACCGCTCGCCCTTGGCGAGCTTGCGGGCGTTGCCGACGTGGGTGGTGGTGATCGGGCACCCGTCGTGCTTGATGGCGCGGGTCTTGAGGTCGGTCTCGAACCGGCGCAGCGCCGGGTACATGCGCCCGATCTGGTTGGTCGGCCAGGGTACGAAGACGTCCGGTCCGTGCCTCTCGTCCCAGCCCTCGCCCTCGGTAGTCCAGTCGGTCTCGTCCTGGAAGCCGGGGTCGTAGTAGGCCCGCAGCAGCCGGTAGCGTCTGGCGATCTCGTCCCACGCCTCGTCGACCTGGTCGCGCGGGATCCGGTGTTCCGGCCACTCCGCGGGGTTCCAGATCGCCGGGCGCCCGTCCGGGCCGTACCGGGGCGTGAAGAGGTAGCCCTCGCGGGTCTCCAGCTTGATGCACGTCCAGTCGTTGTTCTCCGAACCGTCGAAGCCACCGCACACCGCGGTGCCGTCCGGCGGGTTCGGGAGCCACAGCCCGTCAGACCGCTGCATACGCCGACGCCCACAGTCCGTCGGGCAACCAGCTGCCTCCACCGGGCACGAGGCGGTTGCCGAAGAAGCGCTCCGCCTGGGCGGGGTCGGTCTTCATCAGATCGGCGCACTCTGCCTCGATGGAATCGAGGTTCACCCACCACGAGCCCTCGTACACGTACTCGAAGATCCGGCGACGGTTCGCCTTCGTGGTGAACGACAGCGGTCGCCCGTCACGATCGCGCAGCGACGGCTCGAGGTCGGGGTTCCGGTAGAACACGAACAGGTCGTCCGACCCGGACTCGTACTGCTGTTGAGCGTAGGAGTTCTGCGACGGGTCCCACGCGTTGGTGGTGATGTGCGTGCGACCGCCCATGCCCGCTGCGCCGCGGTTCTGTGTCTGGGCTACGGAGACCAGCTTGTTGCTCGCGGTGTACAGCCCGGCTTCGTCCTGTTCGGCGTCGGAGATGGGGTTGCCCAGCCGTGCGTTGGCCGAGGCCGTGACAGCGTCGATGCGGTCGAGGTCGTCGTCTCCGGACATCCCGAGGATCCGCACGAAGTTCTCGCGCACCCCAAGGAGGTCCTTGAGCGGGCCGAGGCGGATCATCGCGCGGAGCGGGCGGAAGACGTTGTCCGTCTGGTCCTCCGACGTCGCTGTGATCTGGATCAGCGGCGAGGGGTGCCGCATCCCCATCGGCATCCCAGGGCGGTAGGGGTAGGTCCAGCCGCAGGAGCAGCCGTTGTCCTCGCATCGGTAGACCTCGCCGCCCTCGGCCCGCCCGGCGTAGACGCTCGGCCCGGCCGCCTCAAAGGCGACCTCGGTCGCCGAGTTCGGTCCTTTGCCGGTCTTCTGCGGTCCGACGGTCATCGTGCGACGGTTCTGGAACGCCTGGTTGAGCTGCGGGAGATCCTCGTTGGTGATCTGCTCGGCCTCGCTGGAGCCTGCGGCGATCGCCTCCAGCATCTCGGCCACGACTGCTGGATCGACGTACTGTGCGTCCTCGCGGATCCGGTACCGGTTGGCGTGCACCCAGAACTGCCAGTCGGCCTTGACGTAGGGCTTGCCGCGGGCGAAGCCGTCCGGGACCCGGCAGTGGCGCGTGATCCAGGCGTCTCCGAGGTGGCCGAGGGTTGGGAAGTCGACCGTGCCGACCTCCGAGCTGATCACTGCTGCAGCCGCAGCGGCGGCATCTCGGGTTCGGCGGCCGGCGCCTTGGCTCGCTGCGAGCGCTTTTCGGCGAGCTGGTCGGGCGCGATCGCCCAGCCGTTCATGCGCAGGCCGTCAGGCGAGAGGCCGCACTCGTTCCGGAGCTCGCGCTCGCGGGACAGGAGGGCGGCTGACGCGTCGGGCTCAGCCTCGGTCGAGGCCATGATCCGGCAGTACTTCGCGACGGTCGGCCACCGCCACTGCTCGCGCTCCCACGCGAGGGCCTGCGGGGTCTTCCACAGCTCACGCCAGAGCTCGAGCTCGCGCTTGCGGAACGCGTCCCCGAGGGTCCGGTCGGCGACCCTCACCGGCTTCCCATCGACGAGCTCGGTGCCGTACCGCACGATCTTCGGGAGCGGGAAGGCCGGCGCGCGGCCGCCGCGACCAGCCGCGGGCAGGGCGAGCGGGTTGAACTCCGACGAGGTGATCGAGCTCGGCGACGTCTGGCCGCTGGACGCCTTCGCGGCTCGTCGAGCTCGTTCGCTGGTGCGGGAGTTCGGGTCCTTGTCCGGACCCGACCGGGGACGTGCGCCTCCCTTGGGCATCGTGCATCACTCCTTGGCAGCGTCGCGCTGCGTCGTGGAGCGGCGACCGGCGTCGCGCCGGGCCGCTGGTGGGCGAGCCCCCTTCAGGCGCGCCGTCGAAAGTTCTGAACCCCGCGCACCTGGCGCAGACCTCCCCCCCGGTCCCCTGGGGCCGGGGCCGCGGGGGGCTCCCCCAGGGGTCTCAGTGCTCGCGGCAGGGGCGGTACTGGCCGCGCACCATGAGGCGGTCGAGCCGGATGCGGTGTGGGTGTGTGCCGTTGATCGAGAGGTCCCAGCGCCGCGGAGATGGGATGAGAGGGAAGAAGCGGACGTGGTTGCGAATCACGCATCCACATGGCTCGGTCCAGGTCGCCATGAGTCACCGTCCTGAGGTCGCGAGGTTGCACGAGGGGCACTCGGGGCCGTGGTAGCGGCTCCTGTCGTGGTCGTCGTGCCCGAGGTGCCAGTGCTGTGGGTCGATCGGCTTGCCGCATCCCGGCCGCCAGCACATGAACATCTCGCCCGCGTCCATCCGTCGTTGGTAGTCCGCGCGGAGCCGGTCGTGGTCTGCGCCGTACCCGCGTGTCTGTCGTGTTCCCCGTGCACGGTCCTTCACGCGCGAGCAGGACGGACAGCGTGGCTTGTCGGTGATCGCACCGACCGGGCAGCGTGCGCCCTTGCCGGGGCCGAGGCATGCGCGCTTGGCCACGTCGGACCTCCCGGGAACGACGAAGGCCCGCCAGCGCGAGGCTGGTGGGCCTGGATAGATCGGCGGTGTCTGGGCATGCAGCAGCGGCCTGAACCTGTGACAGAGCATAGCGGCGGCCGGGGCGGGCCGGGTGGTCTCGGTGACGGGACTCGCCGGATCATCCGGCGAGATTCCATGCCTATCCTTGTTGTTTAGCAAGGTTGATGGTATCGTTCTACTTGTCAACGAGAGCGAAGGAGGTGAACATGAACAAGGACCTGAAGAAGATCATCAAGGCGCTGCGTGAGCAGGGCTTCGAGGTCGAGATCACCAAGAAGGGTCATCCCGCGGTCTACCGCGACGGCCGCTTCGTGGCGATGTTCGCTGGAACCCCCAGCGACTGGCGCTCGATCAAGAACGGGCTCGCCGCCGCCAAGCGGGCCGGGTTCAAGTGGCCGCCCTAGGCCACGAAGAAGAGGACCGGGGCGCGACAATCGCCCCGGTCCTCGGACCTCCATCATCACAGACAGAGACCGAGGACCGGAACACCATGAAGATGCACACCGTCACCATCGAGATCGACGAGAAGACCCCGACCGTCACGCGGGCCGAGCAGCTCGTCGAGCAGCTGCAGCACGTCCACCCCGCCGTGAGCGTGTCGCCTCGGGGATGGGTCACGGTCACCGTGACCCTCCCGGCCGAGCACGTCGCCCAGGCGGTCATGCTCGCGACCAGCGCTGTCGAGCAGGCCGCCGGACATCCCGCGATCGCGGTCACCGCGATGACCGAGGAGGAGGCCGACGCGCGCGAGGGCTGGGAGACCCTGCCCGACCTCGTCTCGGTCACCGAGGCCGCGCAGGAGCTCGGAGTCAGCCGCCAGGCTGTACTCGATCGGATTGGCCGTCACACCCTGCCCGCCACCAAGATCGGTCGCGACTACGCCATCCCGAGGGCGGCGCTCACGAAGTGAGGCGCCACGCCTGGTCGAAGTCCGGGTGATCGGCGTAGACCGAGGCGACGGCGAGCAGGGTGTCGCACGGCCAGATGGAGCCGTCTCCGCAGCGCTGGCAGGTGTCGCACTCGTCGCCGGGGCGGTCGTGCACGTTGCAGCGCTGGTGCAGCTCGACGATGTACCGCTTGGCCTGGCTATCGGCGAGCACGCGGTCGGGGTTCGCCAGCCGGATGTAGCCGGTGCCTCCGCCGTGCACCTCGACCTTGCCGGGATGGTGGCGCCAGTCGCGGCCGATCGCCTCGTCCTCGGCGATCCGGGCCAGCAGGAACTCGGTGATCGTCATCGCAGCCTCTCCAGCATGGCGCGCTGCTCAGCGGTCAGGAGTTCCGGCTTGGGTCCGACGGTCTCGCGTAGGGCGTCGCCGTCTACCCGGCCGAGGCTGACCACGGCCGAGAACTCGATCACCTCGTCGTCACCGCCGACCCCGGCGAATCCCCAGTGCTCAACGTGGCCGACGCGTGGTTCGAGCTGCTCGACGGCGCGCCAGTCGACGCGGTCCCGTCCGTCGTCGCCGACCGCGTGGTCGATGCTGAGGAGCGCCGCTGGGTCGAGCCCCATGAACTCGGCCAGGCGGAGCTGCCACTCGCGCAGCTTCCGGCTGTACTCGGTCTCGCTCGGCTGGATCGGCTGGCTCATGCGCCGATCCTCCCACTCTTGGTCGTCTCGTCCGTCCGGGCGAGCACGAGGTCCAGCACGTCACCGAGCCGGTACCGCTTGGGCCCGACTTCATCGCCGTCCCCGTCGACATCACGGAGGGCTTGCAGGCGACCGCGGGTGGACCACTGGCGGATCCGGTCGTGCAGCTGGGCCACGGACGGCTCTGAGTCGACCAGGGCGACGATCGCCTCAGCGAGCGCCTTGGGGCGAGCGACCCAGCCGCGTGCCTCGTCGAGCACTGTGTCGAGGTGGTCGCGGGCGTACGTCGTGACGCCGCAGGCGCGGCAGGTTACCCAGGTGAGTCCGGGGATGACGTAGACCCCGGACTCGCACAGCAGCGGGCCGTCGGGGGCGTCGGCGATCTTCTGGCCGCAGGTGCCGGCGTACCAGCCAGGCGCGACCTCCTCGGTGAACTGGCGCAGGACCTGCTCGTGGTGAGCGAGTTTGCGGACGAACACGCTGGCCCACGTGGCACCGGCGATTGTGGTGGTGTGCTCAGCGAGCATGCGGCAGAGGGCAGCGACCTGGTCGGCCTCCGAGTCCTGGTCGGGGAACGCGAGGCCGCGTTCCTCGGCCAGTCGCTCGGCGAGGCGGGTGATGTCGTTGCTGGCCTGCTCGAGGGCGCGCTGGACGCGGTCCGGGCTGCCGGTTCGGTCTTCGCCGTCATACAGCACGCGGGAGCCGGGCACAGGGCGCGCGCCGGCGCGTCCTGGCCGCCAGCGGGCCAGGTTGCGGAAGTACACCGGGACGAACTCCAGCGCCTTGGCAGCCTTCATTTGGGACAGGTCGCAGAGCACGAGCCCGTTGGTCGTGGTCGCACCGCAGTGCGCGCAGGTGGTCGTCGAGGTGGTCACTCGGTTGCCTCTCGTCCGTCGAGGGAGTGGTGGGTGTAGAGCCAGGCGTTGGAGCCGTCCGGCCGGAACACGGCTTCCGGGGTCGGGCCGCAGACGCAGTCCTCGGTCAGTGGGTGGTCGACCTGGTCATCGAGCGGGACGACGTGGACGGTGGCCCCGCCGTCCTCCGTTGTCGCTGCCCAGCAGTGCCCGCAGCCCGGGCCGCCGCAGGCGCCGTCGTCGACGTCGTGGAGGTCAGGCGGGAGGAGCCAGCGGCCGACCCGGACTGCGGTCACGCCGGCGACGACCACGACCGCCCCGACAGTGGTCAGCAGACCCTTCACCGTCGTCCCCCAATTCCTCTGCGGGCACCGTCAAGGGTGGGTACGGTCCGGGCCATGTGGGTGGTGATTGGCGGCATCCTGACCCTGATCGCAACGGTTCTGCTGAAGGTGGTTGATGTACTCGTCGAGGGCCGCGGCTCGTGGGCACGCCGCTCCATCCGAGCGGACATCGAGCTGCTTGAGGCTCTCCCTGCGGAGGTTCGCGAGGGGACGGGCGGCCAATCCCTAAGGCGCCGGATCGACAACGCGCTCGTCCTGTTCGGGGCCTTCGCGGCCGCCCAAGACACAGCTGAGGAGGCGACGCCGCCGGCCGCAGACCCTCGAGTTGCCGAAGCATCCCGGCGCGCACAGTTCGCCCGCGAGGTTGACCTTCTCGAGGTCCGCTTCGCGATGTGGATCGGCGGCGTCGTCGTCGTGCTGATGGCCGTGGCGGTGATCTTGAGCCCGAACGCCGACCCGAGTGAGGATTCGACACCTTGGGCTGCCGCTGCGGGAGGCAGCATCGCGCTTGGGATTGCACTCGCCGTGGTCCTACTGACGACCGCAAGGTTGCTGGCCGTGCGGGTGGTGCGCCGGCGTTGGCGGAAGGCGGGAAGGACGGTGCCATCGCGGCGCTGACAGCCGAACCTCTGCGCAGCGGTGCACTCGACCGATACGGTCCCGGGCGTGGATGGCGTGAGCTTCTGGGAATGGGTCGCGATGTACGGCCTCGACGGCATCGGCGGCGGGGTGCTCGGCGGCATCGTTGCGTGGCTGCTGCTACGCCGCACGATCGCCCACGAGCGCCACCAGCTGCTCGGTACCAAGGTCGACTCCCGATCGGCCGAGTTCGTGGTAGCGCTGCGGAGGCTGCACGTCGCGCTCAACGAGATGGGCACGCAGCCCGGCGCCGCGATGGTGGAGGACACCGGAGTGAAGTTCGAGGCTCTGATGAAGGGAGCTCGAATGGTGCGGGCCGAGCTGTTGTTCGTCGAGATCGCGGCGCGCAGCGCATCGGAGTGGGATATGGCGCTGCAACTCAATGACCTGCGGATACAGCTGGAGGAGACCGCGGCCGAGGACCACCCGCTGAAGGCCAACACGCTGCTTCGGCAGTACGAGGCCCATGCGGAGAGCATCGTCCTGAACATGATCGCGATGCTGCTGACCCAGCCCAT